GGGAAACCAATTCAACATCATAACTGTCTTCTTGTAAAGCAGGAAGTTTGAGGTTGTTTACTCTCTCTACCTTCATTTTTGCAGTAGTCAATGCCTCTTGAGCGTCAACTACGGCATTTGCTTCCCCAGATTCGTACGCCTTTTTGTACTGCTCTTTGGCCTTTTCATGCTCCTCAGCAGCCATTTTCTTGGCTGATTCCAGCATCGCCTCTTGGTTTTTGGAGACAGTGCCCTTGAGCTTCTTGTTCTCCTCACCAATCTGCTGTGCGTAGCGCAACGCTTCCTCACGTTCCTTGGCGGCAGACTCTGCTGCGCGTCGCTGGTCGTGGTATCCCTTGCTGAAGTGTTGCAGGCGCTTGCGCACCTTCTCGGAATACTCGTCCATTTCCTCTTCGGAAAGCTCCATAGGAGCCTTGGAACGCTTCTTTCCTTGGTCTTCTTCAGGTCGGTCATCGACGATCTCGATGTCGATGTCGTCTTCCTTGGCTTTGGCCTTGGATTTTTCACGCTTGGCTTCTTCATCCGCAGCGCGTCCTTCAACCTTCAGCGCAAAGCTGCCGTCGTTTCTTTCTACGAAGTCTGCGGTGCCCGATTCCTTATCTGGATCGGGAAACTCAAACTCAACTTTTTGTATTGCCATAGTTTTCTCCTTTAACCAGCACGCGATACGCCACGCGGATCGGCAACGACAGCCTCAATCGAGTCGTCGTTCATGAGACGGTATTCAACGCCGTTAACGCTGACACGAGTGCCAGTGTATGAAGCAAACACCACATAGTCACCTACCTTGCACCATGGGCCATTCGGGAATCGTGTGGGGTCAGAATAGGCTTGCTCGCCCATATCCAACACCAACCCAACCGTAGACAGGATGCGTTCTTCACGCATAGTCTGCTTGGCTTTAATGAGGCCCATCTCACCGAGGGTTTCTTCAATTTGTGGCAGCGCCACAAGCAACCGATACCCAACGGGTTTTGGAAGCTGGGCTTCCACTTCTTCGTCAGTCACGGCGGTTTCTACTTGATCAGTCATGATCTTCTTCTTCCATTTGAGAGCGCGAAAGGTCTTTGGTGGTTTGGATAGCAAGCTGGAGACCCCGAATCCTGCCTGTTACTTCCCGGTATTCGGCGAAGTCTTTAGCTCCTCCGTTTGCCAGAAACTGGGTTGCCGAGGAGACATCCTCCTCGTGTTTCATGATGAGCACGTCAAAGACGGATTTGGCCATGGATTACTCCTTCTTCCCTTGGGGTTTTGGTGTGGCTAACACCTTGAGTGCATCAAGTTTCAGACGCTGCTGAGCTTGAGATTCTTGCGATTTGACGCGGTTGGCTTCCTTGCTGGCCTCAATCTGCACTCGCTCTTTCTCCATAACGAGTTTTGCTGCGGCAACCTCTGCGTCGGTCTGGTCTCTCTGCGCCTTGCGAGTGACCTCCATCTCCTGCACCTTGACCTTGGCCTGCTCCAACTGGAACAGCGGGTCTGCGGCTTGCTGCTGGGCTTGCGCCTGCGCTGCTTGCTGCTTGTGCTGCTCGGCCAACTGCTTGCCACCATCGGCGATGAGCTTGGACAGTTGAACTTCCACGTCGTCTGGCAATGGCTCGTCTGGTGGTGGCAGGGTGACGCCAAGGCGTTCTTCCATCTGCTTGCGGTAGTTGAAGCCCAAGTGCTCAGCAATGTGCGCTTGCAACGAAGCCATGATCTGCTGGGCTTGTGGGTTCTGGCCAATCGTCTGCGCAATCATTGGGTCTTGCATGAACGACGTGTGGGTCGCAATGTGTGCCTCGTGATCTTGGTGGATAAACGCCTTCATCGGCTTGCCCACCAACGCTGACATGTTTTCAGACACTGGGTCACGTGGCTTCTGATCTTCGCTCGTTGGCACAATCTTGTCGGCGTTCTTGATGCCCAGCACCTCAATCATCTGACGGTGCAAATAGGGCAAGTCGTAAATCTGCGGTGCAGACTGCGACATCTGGAACACAGCCTGATACTGCACCACACGTTGAGCCATCGTGCTGCTGTTAGGGTCGCTGACGGGGATGACATCCACCATCGCATAGTCCATCTTGCGAGCCTTGGCCAAGCCAGTCTCAGGCTGGTAGCCGTAGTCTTCTGGAGCTTCTTCTGCAATGATCTTCTTCAAGAGCTTGAACTCTTGCTTCATCGCATAGTGCACACGCGCTTGCACAGCCGCCATGGGCTTGAGCGTTCGCTCCAGCAATGCCAGCGTGGTGCCCACCGGAGCATTCGCGCTCATGTCCGACACGTTCATGTCGCTGATAGCGCCGAGGCGACGGCCTTCTTCGGTGATCCGTTGGAGGAGGGCCAGAAGTGTTTGCGATGGCTCCTTGTACGGGAGCATCATGATGTTGTCTTTGATCGAACCGCTTGGCACGTCCACGTCGCGGAACTCGCCCGGTGCAATTGGTGTGTCATCACCTTTTGTACGCATGCCCCGAGTCTTCAGGCCACCCGGCAGGTTAGACAGCGTACCGGCATCCACCAACTGGCGGATGATCGAAGTGCCAGCGCGGGCGTAGCCACCGATGATGTGGATGAGGCCCAGACCATAGAAGCCAAACCCGGGCACATACACGTAGTGCACGAAGTGGTCGTCCTTCAAGCGCAGCGGGTCTTCTTCTTCCCAGTTACGGCGCACGGCCAACACTTCTGTGGTGCCACGGTCGATAGTCACAACGTACGGCTTGGGCAGTTGATCTTCCTCGTCGTCCACGCCATCAATTAACATGTCAACGCTGATCTCAAGCAATGTGTACCGGTCATCGCTCTGGATTGTGTAGCCACCCTCCTCAGCCTTTTTCTTCTCCACGTCTGTAGGGAACGACTGGGGGTCACCAAGGTCAATCTCACGATAGAACCCGTTGGCCATCAACTTGTCCATCTCGTTCTTTGTCTTGCGCATCACGTGAGTAACGCGCTCGGCGGTCTCGATGTGTGACGCACCGTAGGGCACCACAACATCTTCTGCTGGCAGATACACAGAGACTTGACGGCCCAGCAGCGGGTCGAAGTACACCTTCTTGAACGCAGAGCCCGCCAGACCCAGCGAGTACAACATGCGCTCGTGCTCTGGCCGGTACTCGACCATGCGCTCTGTCAACTGATAGTTCATGTCGTTGCGCACGCGCTCAGCGGCTTCTTCCTTCTCCTTTGTGGTCTTGCCAAGAATCTTTGTCTTGACAGGGCCAGCAGCGGGGAATGTCTCGCTCATGGTCTCAGCTTGGAACCTGATCGCAGCCTCGGCCAGCACGGTTGAGTACACGCCACAGGCGTCGTCCCACGGCTCGGTGCGCTCCTCGTACTTGAAGCCCAGCACCTCCAGACCCTTGACGAATGTGTCGGCCCAGTCTTTGCGGGACACCATGTCGGCCTCGAACAACTCAATCAGTTCACTGGATAACTCGTTCAGCTTGCCCTCGTCGATGTGCTCAGCGAGGTTGACTTCAAAGTCAGACTCGCCACCTCCCTCAACCTCGGCCTCGCCCATGATGATTTCTGCACCGCCGTCAGGCAGCATGTTGATGGTCGATTCGGTTTCCTCGTCCATCTCCATCTCGATACTGTCCCCCAAGCTCTCCAGACCTTGCGGCGCGGAGTACAAGCCCTTACTCATTGAATCTGTTGCTGCCATGATTTGTCCTTAGTAGTATCCGCCCTTGCGGGACTTGAAATATCGAATCTCATCCGGCTCGTCAGAAGGCAATCGGATGAAGCCCCCTTGGCGAAACCGCATCAGTGCCATGACCGTTGAGTCCACCAAGTCATCGTTACTCATGAACGGGAAACCTGCAATCTCCTCCACGACCTCCTCGGCCCAGCGGGTGTCAGGCACCCAGCACAGCCCAGAGCGCACGATGTCCGCCACAGAGTTTAACCGTGCCAGCTTGTCTCCGCTACCTCTGTGGGGGGTGAACTCCCCCACAGGAATGCCGGTACGTCTCATCTCTTGGTAAAGCTGCGTACCCGCAGACTTCTTCTCCACGATGAACGCATCGGGCTCCCACTCCTTGTACTCGGCGTATGCCAACTCTTTGAGTTCGGGAAACTCCAGCCGCTTCTTGATTGAGTTCAGGAGGATGATGTTGTGGCACCCCTCCTCGTCGTTCATGAACACACCCCACGTTGTCAGGGCGGTGTAGTCAGCGCGGTTGTGGCTCTCAGCCGCCGCGTCCAAGCTCATGATCACGTACTCACATGTTGGTGGGTCTTCCTTCTCCCACAGCTTCCACCAATCGCGCTTGACGACCGATGCTTCTTCTGCGGTGGGGTTCTGCTGGTACTGCGCGTTCCACTGGAACGTAGGCATCGACGCCTTGGTGCGCAGCAGCGCCTTCATGTCGAAGAACTCTGGCCACAGCGGCTTTTGCACGATAGAGCCGTCAGCCTGCTCGGTGTCTACGATGGCCGGGAACTCGATCACCTCGTACTGATCAGAGCCCTCGTTGGATTTCATGTCCCCCGTAACGCGCCCGGTCAGGTCGTTTTGGTGCCATCGTGTTTGAACAATGGCAACCCGTCCTCCCGGCATAAGACGAGTACGTGCACCGTATGTGAACCACTCGTACGCTCTATCAAACACGTCAAAGTTTCCGTTGATGATGTCCTGCTCGTTGTGGGGGTCGTCCACCAGAAGTAAATCAGCGCCACGGCCAGCCAAAGCAGAACCGACGCCACATGCAAAATACTCTCCGCCAGCACTTGTGCTCCAGCGCCCCGCGCTCTTAGAGTCAGCGGCCAGCCCGACGTTCGGAAAGACAAGTTTGTAGTCATCTGAGTCAATGATGTTTCTGACCTTGCGGCCAAAGTCTACGGCGAGGTCTGTGGTGTGCGACACCATCAGCACTTTTTTGTTCGGGTACTTCCCCAAGAACCAAGCTGGGAAATAGATAGACACCATCTGCGACTTGCCGTGACGTGGTGGCATGTTCACGCACACCCGGTCTTTGTTGCCCGCAGCGATGTCCATCAGCAAGTTGGCCAGCCTACGGTGGTGTTTGCCTACAATATAGTCTGGCTGCATGTGCTTGCAGAACTCCACCAGATCATCAAAACATGCCTTGGCCGTCTTGCGGCTGGAGATGATGTCTGCAATCTTCTCGATTTCGGCCTGTTCTTCGGGCGTATAGGCGTCGATGTTGTCCAGCATCAGCCGGATTTCTTCTTCCGTGAAGTCATCTGCACCTATGGAAGTCGCCTCAGTCATCGAAATTCTCGTTTTCCGGCTCGTATAAAGCCGGTTTTTGCACATTTTCTGCAATTTCGGCGTCTATTTTTGCATCTGGAACCGGTTTGAGGCCCATTTCTGCATCCACGTCGATGACATCACCCCCAATTTCAACCGCATCGGTGGGCAAATCGGGTTTTTGGATGAGTCGCTGGAGCTTGGAACGCAGTCTGGCCTTCAATTCGTCCGTTGACTGGTGCGTAATCGTCACTTCTGACCTATCGGTGAACAGCCCCACGTCGCTGTGCTTGCCCAAAAGCTCCAATGCGCGGATTCTGATGCGTGGGTCAGGGTTCTGAGACTCTTCCAGCAGCCGGTTGGTCACCATGTGACGCACCTCAATGGCATGTGTGACCACAGCCCTGCCGTACTCGTCGAGGTACGACCGAATGTTCTGAAGGGAAGCAGGTGTCAGCGATGACGCACGTGCATGTGACACTGCGTTGCTGGTGTTGTGAGGGCTGTTGGCGTACGCCGTGGTGATTGAGGCCGCAACCTGTGCATCTTCCTCGTTGGGTTCTTGCACCTCCAGCCCATGCTCTTCTAATAGGAGTATGGAACGGCAAGCCGCCTCGGCCCTTTCTCGCAGGTCGAGGTATGGAATGTCTGGGATGATCTCTACCCCGAATTCTGGCGTGAGTTCAAGTGTCATTGTGCGCAAGTCCATGTAGACCGATGCGCAATAGTAACTGATTTTCTTAGGGTGTCAAACTTCCCTACCGGGGGTGTCGAACCTGTATACCTGATTTATGTCACGTAGGTATCCTAAAAGATGTTATGGGGGGTACCCCTATGTGACTACTGAAAAATTTTTGTGGGTTACATATAAACAAGATAGGGGGTAGTCTCTACGTGGAGTAAAAGTCTATTTTTTAAGCGTTACCACTTTTTGGGGGTGGGGGGTATTCGTCTGGAATAGTATACCTACAGCGGCCCCGGGACTCCTAACCATAGCGCGGGGGGTGGCGTACGGGTGGGTCAGCCATACCGCCAAATGCGCTTCACCATGTTAGGGAATCCCTAACAGATCATGCCAGATTGTATTAGATCATTCGTTTACCTTGACAATCATGCCATGCTGAGTTACAGTAGAGGCCTCGGTTCAGACAACGTCTTGATTGTCTGCCGGGTAACTCGAAAGAGAATGATATGAAAGCAACAGCAAAACTCTCGACCGCTACCATCAACGCTATCGGCGCATGGGCAGGTCAATCGGTCAAGGTGGACAATGCGAAGGTCAAGGCAGTGGACAGCCTGCACGCTGATGGCGTGACGGCCGCCATGCTGGTGGCACCTGCGAAGGGTGAAAGCACTGTCTTGTTTGACAGCGTGAAGATCAGCATTGTGATGGGCTTCACGGCCACGGTTCAAGCCTTGTTGAAGAAAGACACAAAGGGGCTCAGCGAAGCTCAGAAAGAAAGCAAGCGTTACTGGCAACAGCAGATCGGATCGAAGCTCAAAGACCTGCGCAATGCGCTGACAAGGCGCGAAGCTCAGGGCTCAGAGTCTGACGGCGCAGAAGCTGACAAGTCAACATGGGAGAGCACGAAGCGCAAAGTGCTCAGCGAGATGATCAGTCAGGCACAGAAGAAAGAGAGCACGACAATACGTGACATTGGGCAGTTCATCAAAGACCTGCAATCAGCACTGGCAAGAATCCCTGCCAACGCCTAACCCGGCACCACGAAGCCCCTCGAAAGAGGGGCTTTTTTTTCACCCAAAATTCCTGCACACCAAGACTTGTTAGGGACTCCCTAACAAAGATACCAGTTCCTGAAGCGGCGGCGAGTGGCACGATACGCTACGCACCCCGCCCGGTGAGCCACTGGCTCATCACCACACCAGAACAAGCTACCACGTGATACACAACGCCCGAGTCAGGTTGATTTTTTGGGTCTGTTAGGGCACTCCCTAACACCTGAAACCAGTTCCTAAAGCGGCGGCGAGTCCCAACTGTTCGTACTGTTCGTTTATACGACTGTTCTATTGTTCGGTTCTACAGATTGTTCTAATGTTCGTTTTCATTATGTTTGTATTGTTCTTTTCATCACACACCATAACTTGTTTTTTATTCCGCCTAATGTTCGTTTTTACCCCCTAATGTTCCGCAATGTTCTTGCAATGTTCGCTTTGTTAAGAACATTATGTTTACGCAACTTCTCGGCACTCTAACTCAAAGAACAACACAATCTCATAGGCATTAGATGATAAGAAAATAAACAGATTAGTATAAATAGATAGTTTGTATGTAATGTTCGTTTTCTAAAAAATAGTCCGAAGGGGTAAATCGTCCAGCCAGCTTTTTTGCACTCCGAATTTAAAAAGTTGCCACGTTTTCCGAAAGGGTCGGGGTGTGTCTTTTTTGACGGTACTTTTAGAACAGTGTTGTAAATCAAGGACTTGCGTAGCTACAATATAAGAACATTTACTTTCCTCAAGAACATTACACAACTCGGCACAAAACATCACGAAACACTTGACAAACACACGATACTATGCTATACTATAGTTTGTTCAGTAGGAATTCGCCTACAGAGCATCCGGTGTTAGGGAATCCCTAACAAGTTATCAGGAGTTACCTCATGGGCCACAACCGCCGACTCAAACCGCAGTGCAGTATCTGCTCTGACACCTACTCAGCCAAGCGAGCCAACGCTGGCTATCACATCTGCATGCCATGCGGCGATGCCGTAGCACGTGCAACCATCCGCACCATTGTGCCCATGCACAAGAGCAACTACATGTTGTTCACCGACCTCAACGACCTCAAAGAACTCAACCCCAAAAGGATTCAGTCATGAAGCAAGCCATCGACACCAAGACCATCGACATGTACGACCCCGATGTTAGGGACTCCCTAACAACACAGGGTGCAACTACACCAAGCAAGTACCGCTTTTTTGTCGGGCTCACCGATGGCACCGAGATTGAGTGGACTGGTCTGACCAAGAAGCAAGCCCGTGATATGTACGCATACACGAACGCACATCATCCATGCAACGTCACAGGTACTGGCTGGGAGGAACTGAAATGAACGAAGACCCGAAGGTAATCGCCGAACGCATGATGAGCATGTACAAGCACAGCAAGTACACACCCGAGGAACGGGCGACCGACCACGCATTTGCATACGACAGCCACGAGGCAGGGCGCAAGTTCTGGATTGCGGTGCTCAACCACATCAACCAACCGAGGACATCACTGTGAAACATCTTTGGGTGCAGTACATCAAGCCGTTAGTTCTTTGGCTACTCCAAGGTCTGATCGGCGCGGCGATGATCATCTTCTTTGCCTATATGTTCTTGGAGTGGGCCGCAGGGTGCGGCGAGACATACACGGACAGCAACGGCAAGGTGCACATTAACGAGTGCGTCTGGGTATCGAAGGTGCCTAGCAAGGAGTGACAGACAGTGTGGAAACATTGACAAACGTGGCAGACTATGCTACAATAGACCCATCGACTTGGAGATCGCCTTGTCGGTAAACCCCAACCGTTAGGGAATCCCTAACAAACTAAACAGGAAACTGAAATGACAAACTCAATGACAGGCACCACGGTGCCATCCATCTCCTCCGCCGCCATGCTCGTGGAACTGAGCATCGGTACATGGACAGGGCGCAAGCTCGACAAACGTGCCTCGCAAGATGTCACCTCACAGAACAACGCTGACAAGGGTGTGGCCAACGTGCACAAGAAGCTCCTCGGCGACTGCGCCGAACTCGACGCGGTGCAGAAGTTCACGGCCAATGCCCGTAACGTGCACTACGCTTGCACCATGCCATGGTCTGACACAGGACTGCGGCTCCTGCCGACAACACAATACTTCAAGTATACGCAAGAGATGACAGCATTGCAAAGCGAATACCAACGGCTGGTGCAGGTGTTCTTGGACGCCTACTCGTGGGAGATTCAGAACAGCCAACTCAAGCTGGGCGCACTGTTCAATGCTGACGAGTACCCCACGGCTGACTCGCTGACCTCGAAGTTCCGGTTCCGTATGAACTACATGCCACTGCCTGACGCTGGCGACTGGCGTGTGTCTATCGGTGACGAGACCGAGCAAGCCCTGCGTTCTCAGTACGAGGGCTACTACGCGACCCAACTCCAAGCGGCCATGGGTGACGTGTGGCGCAGGGCACATGACGCGCTGACTAAGATGTCAGAGCGCCTCGACTACGCTGACGACAACACCCGCAAGGTGTTCCGTGACTCACTGGTCACCAACGTGCACGACATGATCGAACTGCTCGGGGCATGTAACGTGACGGGCGACCCCGTGATGGCGGCGGCGCAACGTGACCTCGACGAAGCAATGCGTGGCATCACACCCGATGCCCTGCGTGAAGATGCTTATCTGCGAGCGCAGACTAAGCGACAAGTGGATGCGGTGCGTAAGACCATCGACAACCTGCCAAGCCTCGGCTTCTAAGTTAGGGACTCCCTAACAACTAACCACAAACTAAACCTCAACAGGAAACTATCATGGCCAATCAAGCAATCGCAATGTACTCCCTCGGCCTCGACCAAATCGAGACAGCCATCCGTGTCGGTGGTGCGAAACGTACCATCCTTGTGCAAGGTCACATGGGCACAGGCAAGTCATCACTGCTCAAGGTGTTGGGCAAGGCACTGCCGAACCATACGATGTGCTACTTTGACTGCACGACCAAGGACTTGGGCGACATCACCATCCCACAGTTGCAGACCATCGACGACCAAGGGTATGTGCGCTACGTCACCAACGAAGAACTCGGCTTGCACTTGGGCAAGGACATCATCCTGATGGTTGACGAGTACGGCAAGGCCAACCCCGCCGTGAAGAACGCGATGCTCCGGCTCTTGCTCGAACGCAAGATGGGTGGTTACACGTTAACCGACAAGTCAGTGGTGTTTGCCACGACCAACCTCGGGGCAGAGGGTGTGGGCGACCTGCTCCCGCCACATGCACGTAACCGTATGACCATCGTCACGTCACGCAAGCCGTCTAACATGGAATGGATTGAGTGGGGTGTCAACAACGGCGTCGATCACACGTTGCTCGGCTGGTGCAAGGACAACCCTCAGTTGTTCCACTCGTTCGAGGATGTCAAAGACCCTGACCAGAACCCGTACATCTACCACCCCAAGCAACAGCGCACTGCGTTCGTCACGCCTCGCTCACTCGAAGCCGCATCTGATTGGCTCAAGGTACGTGATGGCATGGACGACCAGAGCACGACCGCTATGTTGATGGGCACTATCGGTGAACGTGGTGCGATGGACTTGATGGCGTTCGTCAAACTGGCTGATCAGTTGCCAAGCCTTGAGTCAATCAAGAAAGACCCGATGAATGCCAAGGTGCCTGACAGTGCGGCGGCGGTGTGCATGGTGGTGTATCGCTCACTGTCTGTGATGGAGCGCGATTGGGTGGACGCATGGATGGACTACATGGTGCGCCTCGACAAAGAGGCACAGGGTATGTTCGCCAACGGTGTGCGCAACCCAAAGTATGCCAAGCAGTCTGTGGTCATGACCAACAAGAAGTTCACCGCATGGGCTATGCAGAACAACTACATGTTCGCGGCGGACAAGAAATAAGTTAGGGACTCCCTAACAAACAAACAGGAGAAATGAAATGCTAATGATCGGCAAACAACTAACCGCTGAGCAACGGCTCAGCAAAGCAGTGGTGGACATCATGGGTTCGCCCAAGTACATCGCACTGGCTGGCGTACTCATGATCGGCTCACGTAGCGTGAATGAGAAGGTCAAGACCGCATGCACCAACGGGCGTGATGAGTTGTATGGACGTGCGTTCATCGAGACCCTGAGTGACGCTGAGCTTAGGTTCCTCGTGTTGCACGAGTGCTACCACAAACTGTATCGGCACCTGACCACATGGATTCACTTGTACAGGGACAACGCACAGCTTGCGAATGCGGCGTGTGACTACGTGATCAACATCAAGTTGACCGATGACAACACCGATGGGTTCGCCATCATGCCCAAGGTCGGACTGCTCGATGTCAAGTACCGTGGCATGGACAGCGCACAGGTGTACAAGTTACTCAAGGATAACCAACAGGACGACGGGGGCGGGCAAGGTGGCGGCTCGGGTGATGGTGACGGTGGGGGCGCACCCTCGGGAACTGGTCTCGAT